GCTACTTGCAGTGTTGCACCACATCTTCGCAGATGTTGGTGCCGCACTACCGACACTCGTAGCTGAGCTCTCGAAAGATGAGCAGACGCTGCGATGCTTTGTGCAAAACAGGGGGATCCATGCACTGTGCATGGATCTCCCTGCAGCTGGAAAACACCTTGATAGGTGTCTTGACAGCGGCCAGTACATACCGTGCGGACTGCCCTTCACAAGAAAGGTATCCTCGCGGGTGGTGATCCCGAAGTTTCTTCGGGGACTCCACTTACTGGTTTTTGACGAAGCAGGCACCCTAAGGAGAGGAGTCGAAAGTGCTGAAGCTGTCTACTTTCTTCGACAGATTTATTATGTCGGAAAGAAAGCAGAGTTGGCCTTCAACGCAGAGGACGTCCAACGAGAAGTTGGAGAGTTCTACTGCCTTGACCAAACCCTCCCGAAACCGGAAGGTTTCTGGGAGAGTGAGGCACCAACTCGCGACCAAATCGCAGAGCACTACACCGGTTTCCGGCGAAGTGAACTGCTCCTTGGAAGACGGGAAGGTGTTGAATCGCGAGATTCAATCAAGTCCTTTCTCACGTATCTCGACTTTGTGTCAAGCTGCGTGGCGTCGGGTCTCGGAGTTTATGATCCCGAGGACTGGCGACTTAGGCACGGCCCAGGTGCTATCTCAGAAGTCACAGGCCCCACCAACAAGTATAGTTGGCGTGGCTGGAGTGACCGGCTGGGATGCGTGTTCCCTATTAGCCGTTTTGGTTATCACAACCTTAACGCTTGGGCTGGCAAGGCGATGGAAGAGGCGGTGTGCTCTGATGAAGGGCACTCCCGACTCATCGCTGTACCGAAATCGTACCGGAAACCGCGGCTAATAGCCGCGGAACCCTGTGCGAACCAGTTTTGCCAACAAAACGTTTGGCACTACTTGTCCACGAGAGTGGAGAGATGTTGGATTGGGAGGTCTGTTCGCTTCCGCGATCAGTCTCTTAACCAGGCTCTCTGCAAACGTGGGTCGGAGGATGGCTCTCTAGCTACTGTGGATTTATCCGCAGCCAGCGACAGAGTTACCTGCCATGTTGTAGGCCAGATGTTCAGGGACAACCCTGATCTTCTTCTCGCTCTACAATGTACACGTACCCGTTTTATCCACCAGAAGCTCCATGACGGAGTTCCCGGGAGGATTAAGTTGAACAAGTTTTCAACTATGGGTAGTGCCTGCACCTTTCCGGTCGAATCTTTGATCTTCTTTGCTGTGGCAACAGCTGCTGTTCTCTGTTCGAGACAGCGGCCGATGACGCAGGGAGAGGTGAGGAGAGCGGCTAGTTTGGTGGCCGTCTTTGGCGATGACATAGTCATCCCCACTGACAGTCGGAAGTTGCTATACGACGCACTTGAAGTATTGTTCTTCAAGGTCAACGCTTCCAAGTCTTTCGGAGAAATGAATTTCCGGGAGTCTTGTGGTGTTGATTCCTTTAGGGGTGTCGATGTGACACCTGTCTATTGGAAGCGTCCGTGCAGTAACGCGCCGGAGACGATCGCGAGTACGGTTGACGTACGCAATAACTTTCATAGAAAGTTTATGCTGCGAACAGCGCGGTACTTGGAATCGACCGTACGTGGGAGAGAAATCCCCTATGTATCGATCTCATCCGGAGTCAGCGGGTATAAATCGTTTGTGGAACCTCCAAAGCCGAAGATAATTCGGTGGAACGAGGAACTGCAGCGGTCAGAAGCTCGGATCACTATCGCTTCGGCGCGAGTGAAACGGGTGCCCCTAACTGACGACTCAGCAATGTTTCAGTATTTCACTGAAGCACCGGCCCCCCATATTCATTGGGAAGGCGGTTACACGCTGAGGCCCACGTACCGCACGGTCCGTGGGTGGGTACCTCTGTACGAC